TTAATTAACTTTTTTTTGTAAAATAAACAAAATTGACATTTTAAGTTTGTTTAAATATTGTGATAACGACAATCAATCCAGAGAGGGTGTTGAAAACTCTTGCCTTCATGGAAGTCATTTTTTTATAGCTTATCGAGAAAAAGGACAAAGTGGGTCATTAGGAGATGGACAATATAGAACTATAATTAATAAAATTAATACTTCAGACGGAAGCCTTGTTTGGTCAAGAGCATTTGCGGATAATCTTGCCGCATGGGGTGGTGCTACTCAAAGAGCGACAGGGTTAGATTGTGATTCTGACGGCAATGTTTATGTTTTAATAAGAGCGTCTAATTCAACAAACTTTAACAATCAAACAGACCCAACTGTTGCGGATAATTATGTTCGAACTGCTATTGGAAAAATTAATTCTGATGGTACTTATGGTTGGTTTAATGTTTTAGGTGGAACAATAGGAAGAAGTGCTGATAACTGGGATGAAGGTGGAGGTAACAGACTTTCTTGTGATGCTAATGACGGAATAAATATAGCCTTTACTAAAGATGGTTCTAGTTCAACAGGCGGAACTGCAAATTGCATAACTATTGCTAGATTGCCACAAGACGGCTCTGGAACAAGTGCTTCTGCTCTTACTATTCCTTCTCCATCTGGAACTTTATGCACATTTTATTATCAGACTGCACAATATGTATCTTCGGTTGTAACATATAGCCCAAACATATACAATGTATCAAATTATACTTATCAAAATTCTACATCAGGTCAAACAACTGCTAGTAATATTACGCCTAACTCAAACTGGACAAATCCAAGTGGTCATACAATAAGCACTACAGAACTTTAAAAGGAAAAAATATGCCTTATATTGATACAAAAAATGATAAATACTACTCCAACTCTTTAGAGGTATCTAAAGATTTTCCAGAAACTTCTGTTCCTATAAACACAAATGAGGACATACCTGAGATAAATATTATATTTTTAGAAGTTCCACCCTTACCGAGTCTTGAAGAAACAAGCGAATTAAAAACATACAGTATTTCTCACAAGTTAGAAAATAATGAATGGACTTTGTTTTTAGTTGAATCAGACTTAGATGAAGAAAATCTTAAATCATTAAAAATATCTAGGGAAATAGAATTGCAAGATAGAATAGATTGGTGCGATAGAGAAGATTTTAAAAAAATAGATACTGAATTTTTAAAAAGAATTAAAGAGAATAAACCCTTACTACAAGAAAAAATTGATATATTAAAATCTAATATTGAAGAAGATGATAGTGAGGATTTAGTAAACGAATTAAATAATTTAGAGTCTGCTTTAGAGCAAGATAATAATAATGAAAAAATATTAGAAGAAAAATTAGAAGCAGATGATTATTCAATTCCACAAAAAATAGTTGAATATAGAAAGTCTTTAGTTGACTTACAAGACCAAGAAAATTGGTGGATAGATACAGTCTTTCCAAATAGACCAGAAGGAGAAATAATATAATGATTACATTAATAACAATTATAACAAGCATAGTTACAATATCATCTTTGGTGTGTAGCTTTGTTCCTAAAAATCTTTTACCTGATAACGCTAAAAAGGTTGTAAAGATTCTTGCTTTAAATTTTAACAATGTGCATTACAACTGTAAGCACAAAGAAGGATAATCGCTATGGCTGGTTTATCCGAACTAGAACAAGGCAAATTATTAGTTGCTGTCGAGTCTTTGGAAAAGCAAGTGAATAGATTAAATGGAAGAATTGATAGCCTTGAAGGGCAATTCAAGTCTGGGAGAGGAATAATAATAGGAGTATTCCTAACTGCAAGCGGAATATCCGCAGCTGTTGCTACCAGTCTTGGGAAATGGTTTGGGTAACAACAACAAGCAGTTAGGCAGAGTTGGTGAATTAATGGTTTGTTTTGAATTAGAAAAACTAGGCTATCATACTTCTTTAGTAGAAGCAGAGGGATATGATATTATAGTTAATATTTTAAATAAACCTATAAGACTACAAGTCAAATCTTCTGGAACTACTGATAAACATTCCGCTAAAGGTGGCAGACCTCGTTATAATTTTTCAACTTCCGTTGGAAAGGTTAAAAGAAAATTAACTAAAGAAGATACTGATATTGTGGCTTTAGCAGCTATTAAAGAAAATGTAGTTATCTTTAAACCAGTAGAAGAAATAAGGGGAGCTACAACAAAAATATCAGAAGCTCATTTTGAAAACAAAGAAGCTACTAAAGAATCTTTTGAAAGGTGTTTAAAAAATATAAAATTATTAGATAAAGAGAGTTACTTATGAGTTTACTAGCAACATCTTTAATAGGAAATGTATCTAAAATATTAGATAAATTTATTCCAGACAAAGATTTAAAAGTTAAAGTTGAATCTGAGTTAGTAGCCTCTATTAATGATATAGATAAAGCTCAAGCACAAATTAACTTACAAGATGCTAAGAGTTCAAATTTATTTCAATCAATGTGGAGACCTACCCTTTGTTGGATTTTAGTATTATCTTTTAGTTTGCAGTATTTTTTCTCTCCGATTCTTGCTATATTTGACATTGATATACCGCAAGCTGATATGTCCGTTATGATGCCTGTACTGTTTGGAGTTTTAGGATTAGGAACACTTAGGACTTATGAGCTTAAAACTGGAGTTAAAAAATAATGCCTTATGTACCTATAAATTTACCTAGTGGTGTTTATAAAAACGGAACAGAGTTACAAGCAAGAGGTCGTTGGTATGACTGTAATTTAGTTCGTTGGAACGAAGGTGCTATGCAACCTATTCGTGGTTGGACACAAAGAGGTACTGACGTTACTACTGGTAAAGCTAGAGCAATAAGAACATGGACTGATAACACAAATAACAGAAGAACGGCAGTAGGAACTTCTTCACGTTTATACATATATGATGAAGGTGGAAGTCAATATGATATTACCCCTTCTGGATTTACTGCTGGGTTTGATGATGCTACAGCTGCAACTGGTTATGGTAATTATATTTATGGAAAGGGTAATTATGGAACACAAAGACCTGATAGCGGTACTATTATACCAGCGACAACTTGGTCATTAGACAACTGGGGTGAATATCTTGTTGGTTGTTCTAATAGAGATGGTAGAGCCTATGAGTGGACTGGTTCAACATCAACAGTTGCAGCTCCTATAGCTAATTGTCCTACATCTAACCAAGCCTTAGTTGTTACCGAAGAACGCTCATTAATGGTTATAGGTGCTGGCGGTGATAGAAAAAAAGTGCAATGGTCTGATTTAGAGGACAACACAGACTGGACACCTTCAGCTACAAATCAAACTGGTTCTTTTAATATTACTGGTGCTGGTGAATTGTTAAATGGTATAAGGGTAAGAGGACAGATTCTTATACTATCTACTGTTGATGCTTATGCAGCTAATTATGTTGGGCTTCCTTTTGTTTATTCTTTTGATAGGGTTGGTTCAAATTGTGGAGCTGCTTCAACTAATGCTTCTGTAGCTACTGAAACATTTTGTGCTTGGTTTGGCAGAGGTGGATTTTTTATATATGATGGGGTGGTTAAACCCTTATTATCAGATGTAAGTGATTATGTATTTTCTGATTTAAACAGCTCACAAAGGTCAAAAGTTTATGGTTTTAATAATTCAGCAAATTCTGAGATATGGTGGTTTTATCCTTCTGCGAGTTCTACTGAGGTGGATAGGTATGTTGCTTGGAATTATAAGGAGAATCATTGGATTGTTGGGGAATTAGCGAGAACTTGTGCTTCTGATAAAGGTACTTTTGATAACCCATTAATGATTGGTGCTGACAATAAATTATATGAACATGAAACAGGCTATACTTACACAGGGGAATCAACTGCTGTCTTTGCCGAATCAGCTCCCTACCAAATAGACCAACAAGAAGGTCGTTTAATGAATGTTCTTAGTGTTATACCAGATGAAAAAACATTAGGAGATGTAACAGCCACATTTAAAGTTAAAAATTATCCTACTGGTGCAGAAACTAGCTATGGAGCTTTTACCTTAACTAATCCAACAGATGTTCGCTTTAAAGCTAGAGAAGTTAAGTTTAGAGTTGATACTGCTAGAAATACTGATTGGCGTGTTGGTATAATGAAGATGTATGTTAAAGCTGGCGGAGCAAGAGGTTAATGAAGTTACCAACCGCACCACAAGAGTATAGTTCAAGCCTACAACAACAGGCTAATTTTATTATAGAACAAGAGGATATAAGAAACTTTAAGAAAGATACGGATATAAATATTAATGATGGAAGATTAATACTGAAAGCACCTAACGGAACTCGTTACAAGCTAACTGTAGATAACTCTGGAAACTTAGGGACAACAGCGATATGACAATAGAAACTTTTGATAAATATAGACAGGCAGTTCAAAAAGCATTAGACTATGGAAAGAATAGCCATACTGTTGAGAATGTAAGAGAAAGTATAGCCAAAGGTGATATGTTTTTTCATAACTTTGGAAACTCCTTTATTGTAACAGAGGTTCATGTTTTTCCACAATATTATAATTTACATGGCTTTTTAGCTGGTGGTAAAACAGAAGAAATAAAACAAATAATGCCAATCCTAGAACGCAAGGCAAAATCAGTTGGTTGTAAATACACAACTTTAACTGGTCGTAAAGGATGGCAAAGAGAATTTAAGGATGTTGGTTACACACCAACTTTCTTTACTTTAGATAAGGAGTTATAGAAATGGGAAAATCAAAAGCTAGTGGTGGTTCAGAGTTAGACCCAGCAATTAGAGATATGATGCAAGAAACTTTTAATTTGGGTAAATCAACTATTACTGAAAGAGTTCCTGTTTTAGATGCTAATGGAAATCAAGTTTACGATAGAAGTAATCCCTTTGGTGCGGCAATTCCATTATATGAAGATAGACTTAAAGAGTACCAAGAATACACAGGAGATAGATTTGCAGAGCCTGATGCCTATACAACTATAGGTGAAAGAGAAGCCTTAAAATTTTTAGGCGGTGATAGTTTTCAAGAAACAGATAGGCTTAATAATCTTTATGATGATATGTATGCTGGTTCTAGTTATTCTCCTTTAAATGTTTCTGCTAGAGATGCAATCTCAAGAGACGTAGCTTCAAGAGATGTAGCTTCAAGAGATGTAAGGTCTGGTCTAATTGACCCAGCTGCAAATATTAACGCTTATGATTTTTCTTCCAGAGATGTTGTTGGTGAAAGAGTAGCCGACCCTAACGATATATCAGCAAGAGAAATATTAGATAGAAGTATAGGTTTTGAAAGAGTTAATGCTGAAACCTACAATCCAAACACACTTGTTGGAACAGATTTATCTCCTTACACAAACCAGTACAATCAACAAGTTAAAGATATAACTTTAAACGATATAGTAACTCAAAGAGATAGGCAACTATCAGACTTACAATCACGAGCAGCTCAAGCTGGTGCTTTTGGTGGAACAAGACAAGCTGTTGAAGCTGGTTTAATAAATAATAATGCTATGAGTCAATATGCTAAACAGGCAGCCTTACTTAATAAAGAAGGTTTTGACACAGCTAATCAATTAGCTATGCAAGACATAGGTTTATTAAATCAAGGAGGTTTAACAAACATACAAAATAGAATGACCGCTGGACAGCTAAACCAAGCAGCTGATTTAACTGCTGGTCAAGCTAACTTAAATGCAGCAATGGAAGCTCAAAGATTAAATCAAGCTAGAGATTTATCATTAGGACAATTTAATACACAAATGATGCAAGACGCAGCTATGGCTAACCAATCAAATGAAAGAGCTATACAACTTGATAACGCAGCTAGAAATTTACAAATGCAAGGTATGTCCGCAGATGATGCTTACAGAGTAGCTCAATCTAATGTTGATAATAAATTTAGACAACAATCAACTAATGTTTCTAATACGCTTCAAGCAGACCTAGCTAATCAAGA